TTTCAATTATCACCAGGAGTAAATGTCTCCGAAGTAGATTTGACAACTGTAGTACCGTCAGTTGCAACTACTGTTGGTGGTTTGGCCGGTAATTTTGCATGGGGTCCTTGCGAGGAAGTAACAATCGTTCCTAGTGAGATTCGTCTTGTAGATACATTCGGTAAACCAAATGATACAACGTTCCCATATTTCTTCACAGCTGCTAACTTCCTATCTTATGGTAGTGATTTACGTGTGGTTCGTGCTGCAAATACAGGTTCACTAAACGCAACAACCAGCGGTACTGGTGTACAAATCAAGAATAACATTGACTACACCCAAAATCATTCTTCAGGTTCAGGTAGTGACGATTTCGTCGCCAAATGGCCAGGTGAATATGGTAACTCAATCGGCGTTTCGATTTGCGACTCAAACACTTTCGTTGGTTGGACTTACGCAGGTAACTTTGATTCTGCACCAGGAACATCTGACTATGCAGCTGCAAAGAGCTCAACAAACGATGAATTGCATATTGTTGTCATTGACACCAATGGCGCAATTTCCGGTACAGCTGGTTCTATCTTGGAGAAGTTTGCTTATATTTCTAAGGCATCCGATGCTAAGAATTCTGATGGTTCTACTAACTACTACAAAGACGTTCTTAACAATCGTTCTAAGTATGTTTGGTGGACTCGTCACAATACAGAAGGAACAAACTGGGGTACTGCTGCAACTGTAACTGCTTCTTTTGCATTACTGACCGCAGCAGACACATACAACCTAACTGGTGGTGCCGATGCAACTGTAACTAGCGGTGACCTACAACGCGCATTCGATTTGTTTGAAAACCCAGATTCGGTTGATGTTTCTTTACTGATGACTGGTCCTGTTGCAGACAACACAATTCCTAACTACGTAATTGCTCTTGCAGAATCACGTAAAGATACTGTTGTGTTCTTGTCACCACCTCAAGTAAATGTTGTTGATAACGTAGGTTCTGAAGCAAGTGATATCGTTACATTCCGCAACACTCTAACCTCTTCTTCATATGCTGTTATGGATAGCGGTTACAAGTACCAATACGACAAATACAATGATACATACCGTTGGGTTCCACTAAACGGTGATATTGCTGGTCTGTGTGTACGTACTGATTCACAACGTGACCCATGGTTCTCACCAGCTGGTACAAATCGTGGTGTAATCAAGAACGTTGTTAAACTTTCTTGGAATCCAACTAAGACTGAACGTGATGAACTGTATAAAACTGGTGTTAACCCAGTTGTTACATTCCCAGGTGAAGGCACAATTCTATACGGTGATAAGACTCTTCTGAGCCGTCCAAGTGCGTTTGACCGCATCAATGTTCGCCGTCTGTTCATTGTTCTAGAAAAGGCAATTGCTCGCGCTGCACGTAGTTCACTGTTCGAATTTAACGATGAGTTTACTCGTGCATCATTTGTAAACCTTGTTGAACCATTCCTACGTGACGTTCAAGGTCGCCGCGGCATTTATGATTTCCGTGTTGTTTGTGATACAACTAACAATACACCAGAAATTATTGACCGCAATGAATTTGTCGGTGACATTTATGTTAAACCAGCTCGTTCAATCAACTACATTCAACTTAACTTTGTTGCTGTTCGCACAGGTGTTTCGTTCGATGAAGTTGTTGGCCAGTTCTAATAAATAGAGAGACAGGAGATATTTAAATGGCATTTAATGTAAACGAATTCCGCTCTCAAATGGTTGGTGACGGTGCCCGTCCTAACTTATTCGAAGTTAGCATGAACTTCCCTAACTTCTCGCAACCAGGAAACGCTCAGCAGAAACTTACATTTATGTGTAAGACTGCTCAACTTCCAGGTTCGACAGTTAACACCGTTCCTGTGCAGTATTTTGGTCGTGAACTAAAGTTTGCTGGTAATCGCATTTTCCAAGACTGGACAATTTCGGTTATCAATGACGAAGACTTTGTTGTTCGTAATGCTTTCGAGCGTTGGATGAATGGCATGAATAGTCACAATCTGAACGTTCGTAACCCAGCAGCTGCATCACCAGCAGGTTACACAACTGATGCAACCGTTACACAATACGGCAAGTCAGGTAACCAATTGAAACAGTACAAGTTCATTGGTGTTTTCCCAACCGATTTGTCTCCAATCGATGTTGATTGGGGTTCAAATGATACCATTGAAGAGTTCACAGTAACTCTATCATACCAATGGTGGGAATCTCCGCAGGACAACGTAGCTTAAATAGTATAGGGAGAGGATTTCTCCTCTCCCACTATTTTTATTATGACGAAAAGGGATAAAATAAGTGGCTGTTAAACTATTCGGATTTACACTAGGCAAAAAAGATATTGTTCAGGTTGAAAAACCAGAACAGTCTTCGTTTGCTCTTCCAACCGCAGCATTAGATGATGGCGCGGTCACTATTACGCAGAACGCCCACTACGGTACATATGTTGACCTAGAAGGTGCAGTTCGCAACGAATTGGAACTCATCACACGTTATCGTGAAATGGCAAATCACCCAGAGTGTGACCAAGCCATCACGGAAATTGTAGATGAGGCAATCACACATGATGAATCTGGTGAAGTGTGTGATATTGTTTTAGATAAACTTAAACAACCAGAATCAATTAAGAAAAAAATTAAAGAAGAGTTCGATAATGTTATTCGAATGATGAACTTCTCTAATTTGTCCGATGACATTTTCCGTCGTTGGTATATTGACGGCAGAATTTATTACCATGTCATCGTCAATGAAAAGAACCCTAAAGAGGGTATCCAAGAATTGCGTTACATCGACCCACGTAAGATTCGTAAAGTACGTGAGATTAAGAAAGGTCGTGACCCAAAAACTAACGCAGAAATTATTCAATCGATTGCTGAATACTACGTTTATAATGAACGTCCTTCAATGGCATCGAACTATACTGCCGGCACAAATGCTGGTCTAAGAATTGCACCAGAGTCTATCATCAATGTCAACTCTGGTATGATGGATGCAAAGAATACATTCGTCATTTCTTATTTACATAAAGCAATCAAACCACTCAACCAACTACGTATGGTTGAAGATGCGATTGTTATCTATCGTTTATCACGAGCACCAGAACGCCGCATTTTCTACATTGACGTTGGTAACTTACCTAAAGGTAAAGCTGAACAATATCTACGTGACGTTATGGTTAAGTATCGTAATAAAATGGTTTACGATGCCAACACCGGTGAACTACGTGATGACCGTAAACACATGTCGATGCTTGAAGATTTTTGGTTGCCTCGACGTGAAGGTGGTAAAGGTACTGAAATTACAACTCTACCAGCTGGTCAAAACCTAGGTGAGCTGGCTGACGTACAATACTTCCAAAAGAAACTATATCAATCTTTAAACGTTCCATATTCACGTTTAGACCCACAGAATGCTGGTGGTGGTATGGTTGGTTTAGGTCGTACAACCGAAGTTACACGCGATGAACTCAAATTCAACAAGTTTATTCAAAAAATTCGTAATAAATTTACACAAATATTTGACCACGCTTTACGTACACAACTCTCACTGAAGGGTGTTTGTTCGGTAGAAGAATGGGATGAATTCAAAGAAAGTATTTTCTATGAATTTAAGAAAGACAACAACTTTGTAGAACTGCGTGATGCAGAACTCCTACAAAACAGATTGCAAATGGTAACAATGGTTGACCCATTTGTTGGCCGTTACTTCTCTCAGTTATGGGTTAAGAAGAATGTTCTTCATATGACCGATGAAGAGATTGAGCAGATGCAAGAAGAAATCGATAGTGAACCACCACCAATTCCTACTGGACCTGATGGTCAACCTATCGAGCAAGACCAAGAACAAGTATCTGAAGAAGATTATCCACCACAAGATAATGTTTCAGACCGAGATATGTCTGAGTCCGAAACACCTGAACTCGATAAGATGGTTGAAAGATTTTCTACAAGTATAAATAAAAGATAATAGGAGATATTATGGAAAACGTTCGTAACTTTATTGACCAAGTTGCACAAGGTGACAACATTACAGCAAGAGAAACACTAGACAACCTTTTGTCTGCTCGTGCATTTGAATCACTTGAATCAAAAAAACAAGAAATTGGTTCAACACTATTTAATGGCGTTAGTATAGATCAAACAGAAGTACAAGACGCAGAATAAAAACTATGAAGTCGTTACAAGAATTTAAAACAGTTTTGACTGAAGAAGACAAACAGGATTACTCCAAGTTTGATACGTTGGTGCGTGCTGGCCTTGCCGATAAAACGCAAATTCAACGTCTTCATAAAATTCTAGGTAAAATGGGAGAAGAACGTCCAGTTTTTAGTCCACAAGAACGCCAACTATTGCAAAACCTTTTCAATAAAATGGTCGATTTGGTCACTGGTAATAAACAACTCTTTCAACAGACTCGCCGTGTTGTACGCGAAGATGAGGAATTAGACGAAGGACTGCTGGCAACTTCTGACTTCAAAATTGGTCCTTCAGGTAGAAAAGTAAAAGCTCACCGTGTTAAAGTTGGTGATACAATATCAACAATTGGTGGTGATGCTGAAGAACAATCTGCTCGTTATGAGTCAGTACAAGAAGCTGCACCAATTAAACCAGTTTTAAGGGGTGACCCACCTTTCACCTTGGTACTAAAGAGAAAAGCAATTCGCCAATATACTGGTGAAATGAAAGTTGCACTATACTATAGTGACAGACTCAAGGCGTACTTTAGTGTTCCTTATAGTGATATGGGTGATGATAAGGCTGTCATTCAGGCACAAGAAAGTGTTGAGAGTGTAATCGACCAACTCAAAGAAGGTACCGTATACCATAAGAATGGTAAAACATCACAGATTGATGAACAAACCTGTGAATTGTTATTTAAAGTTTACAATTCTTTGAACGAAGATAATCAACAAAAGTTTGAAACTCTAATTGTATCGAACCCTAACGGATTGCAAAAAGCAATCGAATTCAGCACAAAATGAAATTGATTAACCTGATTGCTCAAGGTAAACTTATTGAAGCCAAAGAGATTGTCTTTGAGCGATTGAATAAGATTGCTTCCAACGAATTATCGAAGGTAACAGTTGTTACTGGTGCCAATATGTTTGAAGAGGTTGAGGAGTTGGAAGAAGCCAACAAATCTTCTAATAGAATCAAACAAGGCAGAGTCATTAAGATTCGCCGTAGAATTCGTCGCAATGCAAAGGGTCGTATCGTTCTACAACGCAATGTGCGTAAGTCTGCAATCAAAGGTTATAGAGTTTCGGGTAATACTGTTAAAAGAATTACTGCAATTCAAAGAATTAATAAGTCTAGAAAACTTAAAAGATATTGGAAATCAAAAGGTCGTGCGAAACTTGGACGCACTCTATTAAAAAGAAAAATGTCCAACATTCGCCGCAAATCAATGGGAATAAGATAAATGGCATACGAAATCGTAAATACAAGAAGAGGTTCATCAATCATTCGTGTGGTTGGTGCCGATGCGGTTACCGCCACATTAGATAACCTTTCAACCAATACTGCACTTGAAATTGTTGACAGTGCAAGTATTAAGAGAGTCGCTTGGTCTGTTCCATCTACAGGCAGTGTTACTATTGCTCGTGGTGCAACACCAAATACTGTTTTCGAATTATATGGTTCAGGTGAAATTCGTTTAGACGAATGGGGTGCTTCGGCAGCTAATGGCGCCACGGGGAATATTGTTATCACTGTTGCTGTAGGTGGCACTTGTGTGTTGGATGTTTCGAAAACTACAACATATACAACCAATATGGATGAATTCTAATGAAACTCATTACAGAAACAATTGAGAGTGTAAAGTATCTTACTGAAGCAACAGAAAGTGGTAAGAAGGCTTTATTCATTGAAGGACCTTTTCTTGTGGCAGAACAAGCTAACAAGAACCGCCGCATGTATAAACTCGATACACTCAAAAAAGAAGTGGATAGATATACGGAAGAATTTATCAAGACTAAACGTGCTCTTGGTGAATTAGGCCATCCAGATACACCTTCGATTAATTTAGAACGTGTATCTCATATGATTACCGAACTGCGCCAAGAAGGCAATGTGTTTATCGGTAAAGCAAAAATTCTCGATACACCCTATGGCCAAATCGTTAAAAATTTTATTGATAACGGTGTAAATCTAGGTGTTTCATCAAGAGGTATGGGTTCACTAACTCCAGGTCAAAATGGATTAAGCATCGTACAAGATGACTTCCGTTTAGCGACCGCGGCTGATATTGTTGCTGACCCATCTGCACCAGGTGCTTTTGTTAACGGCATCATGGAAGGAAAAGAATGGCTGTTTGTCGAGGGTCGATTCGTAGAGGTCGACATTGATAATGCTAAACGACAAATCAGAAAAGCCTCAAGCAATCAATTGGAAGAAGTCGCATTGCACCTCTTCCAGAATTTTATTTCGAAACTTTAAGAATTATAAATATAGAAATCAATAAAGGAGATTCCTAATGGCACAAAACAAATTATTTGAGGCTGCTGCCGATATCCTTGCTGGAACAAAAGGCAAGAATGCGGAACCTATGCACAAAGTAGAAGGCCAGGTCGTTGACCTAGGCGGACCTACTCCTCAAGATTCGAAACCAGATGACAATTCGAATAAAATTGATGCAACTAAGGCAGCTAAGAGCGCAACTGCTCCAACTACCAAACCATCTGATGCTTCAAGTAAGACTGTTGACAGTCTGAAGAAAGAAGAAGCTGAAGTTGAAGGTTTCGTTGTTGAAGATATCAATGCTCTGTTTGCTGATGATGCAACAATTTCAGAAGAATTCAAGTCAAAGGCTGCTACTCTGTTTGAAGCACGTGTTCTTGACCGTGTATCGCAAATTACAGAAGAGCAAGAAACTCGTTATGCATCGATGCTTGAAGAAGCAGTCGAAGCAGTTAAGGAAGACCTGACCGAGAAGGTTAACGATTACCTGTCATACGTTGTTGAACAATGGATTGCAGACAATGAAATCGCTATCGAATCTGGTCTGCGTTCTGAACTAACAGAAGATTTCATCGCTGGTCTACGTAACCTATTCACAGAACATTACATTGATGTTCCTGCTGAGAAGGTTGACCTCGTTGAAGAACTAGCTTCGAAAGTTGAAGAACTTGAAGCTAGCCTGAACGAAGAAATCGAACGTGGTATCGACCTGAGCAAAGCTCTAGTTGAATCAATCAAAGTAGAAATTACCCATGAAGTTACCGAAGGTCTGACAGCAACCCAAGTAGAAAAAATCAAATCGCTCGCAGAGAGTGTTGAGTTTTCCACAGAGGAAGAATACAAGGCGAAGCTGGAAACCATTCGTGAGAATTACTTCCCTTCAGAAGTTAAAAAAGCATCTGAAGAACAACTTCATGAGCAAGTAGAAGATGGTTCGGAAACCAAGAAAGCCTCTGGCTTTGTTGACCCATTTGTTGCTGCAACAATGGCCGCCATTACTAAAACCAATAAGTAAAACCAAAACTCTCTAGGAGAAAATATATGTATCTTTCAGAAGAACTACAACAAAAATGGCAACCAGTTCTGGAACACCCAGAACTAGGTGCTATCAAAGACCCATACAAGAAAGCGGTTACCGCACTTGTTCTGGAAAACCAACAACAAGCAATGATGAAGGAAGCTGGCATCATCTCTGAAGCTGCTCCAACTAACTCAGCTGGTACTGGCGGTTTTTCGTCAGGCGCAACTGCAACTGGACCAGTTGCTGGTTTCGACCCAATCCTGATTTCGTTGGTTCGCCGTTCGCTGCCTAACCTGATTGCGTATGACGTTGCTGGCGTTCAGCCAATGACTGGTCCTACTGGTCTGATTTTCGCAATGCGTTCGACCTACGGTACTACACGTACTGCAGCTCAAGAAGCATTCTATAACGAAGCAAACACTGTTCACTCAGGTAACACACAAACTTCGGCTGCTCAAGTTGACGTTTCACTGAATGCAAACACTGAAGCTTCTGGTGCAGTTTTCGCTGCTCTAGGTACTGCAAACGGTATGTCGACCTCGGTTGCTGAAGGTCTGACTCCACAAGAGATGGGCTTCTCGATTGAGAAGGTTAGCGTAACTGCTGCAACCCGTGCTCTGAAGGCAGAATACTCGATGGAACTGGCACAAGACCTTAAGGCAGTTCATGGTCTTGACGCTGAAACCGAACTGGCTAACATCCTGTCGGCAGAAATCCTGGCTGAAATCAACCGTGAAGTTCTGCGTACAATCTACGCAACTGCTAAGGTTGGTGCTCAAACAGGTACTACTACCAAGGGTACATTTGACCTTGACACCGACTCGAACGGTCGTTGGATGGTTGAAAAAGTTAAGGGTCTGGCTTTCCAAATCGAACGCGAAGCTAATCAAATCGCTAAGCAAACTCGTCGCGGTAAGGGTAACATTGTAATCTGTTCGTCAGACGTTGCATCTGCATTCGCAATGGCTGGTCTTCTGGATTATCAATCAGCTCTGCAATCGCAAGTTAACCTGACTGTTGACGATACTGGCAACACCTTTGCTGGTACTCTGTTTGGTCGTATCAAGGTTTACATCGACCCATATTTCCCAACTGGTGCAAACTCTGAGTTCGCAGTTGTTGGTTATAAGGGTACAAATGCTTATGACGCTGGTCTGTTCTACTGCCCATACGTTCCTCTACAAATGGTTCGTGCAGTTGACACCAATACTTTCCAACCAAAGATTGGTTTCAAGACTCGTTACGGCATGGTTGCAAACCCATTTGCACAAGGCCTGACTCAAGGTTCTGGTGCTCTGACCGCTGTATCGAACGTTTACTACCGCGCACTAAAAATCCAAAATATCATGTAAGCAAAAAGTTCCCGTTAAGAGGAACATTAAAAGACCACCTTCGGGTGGTCTTTTTTTATGGAGCATAAATACCAACATGACTATTCTTACTAGAACACCATCCAATCCAAACTTTCTACACCCAAACAAGTACACCTTGTCTTTCTCTAGATTGCCAAGTGTACAGTTTTTCTGTCAGGGTGTGTCTGTTCCAGGCATCTCACTAGGTGAGGTTCCACGTAATAACCCGTTTGTCGATTTGTATTCTCCTGGTGAGAAGGCAATCTATGACCAGATGAATATTACTTTTTATGTTGATGAGGAACTTACCGCATGGAAAGAAGTACATGACTGGATCCGTGGCATGAGTTTTCCAGAAAGTTATAAAGAGTATGCTCAATTGGGTCAGAATGCAAAGAATCGTCAATCTTCTATTCGTCAAGGATTTGAACAGTTTTCGGACGCCAGCTTGACACTATATTCGTCATCAAATACTCCACTACACCGTTTCAAGTTTTATGATTGTTTCCCAGTTACGTTATCATCATTTGTGGTAAACTCACAAGACACACCAGAAACAATCATTACTGCCGATGCCACCATAAGATTTGCCTACTTTGATATTGAAAAATTGTTTTAAGTGTGTTATAGTCCAATAAGGAGGACTACTTTATTATGAATAAACTTGAAGAACTGTTAGAAATGTGGCGCAAGGATGCCGAGATTGACCGCACTGAACCGGGTAAAGCGTTACTTGATATACCAAAGCACCACAGTAAGTATTTGAATATTCTGTCGCATCACCGCCTACTGGCCAAAGAAGCAGAATTCAAATATAACAAGATGAAGAAAATTAAGTGGGAATACTATACAGGTAAGATGGACGATGCCACACTTAAACATTACGGATGGGAACCATTTCCATTTATACTCAAATCGGACATTACTACATACCTAGACAGTGACGAGGACTTAAATAAGTTCCTTGCCAATAAAGCAATGCATGAGGAAATTGTTGATGTATGTAATGCTATTCTCAAAGAGCTTAACAACCGAGCTTGGGAGTTAAGGTCATTCATAGACTGGGAAAAATTTATACAAGGAATTTAACAACTGCAAGATTATATTGAATAAATAGGTGTAAGGAGATAATTATGTATAAAGTATATTGGATAAAATATCCTTCTTACACCAATCCAAAAAATGAAGGATACATTGGAATTACATCACAGACAATCGAAAAACGTTTTTCTGACCACAAGTCAAATAGAAAAAACAAGTTATTGTCAAATCGTTGTAAAAAAGAAAATGTTGAAATTGTTTGTTTACAGGAAGGTTTATCGAAGGAACAAGCTAGATTAATTGAAGAGTCTTATAGACCAGTCGAAAATATAGGATGGAATATCAATAAAGGTGGAGATTTACCTCCTTCAAGAAAAGGTAAAGTTAGTCCAAAGTCTGTTTTAAAAGGCATTGATAGAACGGAAAAACAAAAGTTGGCTTCATTGAAGCATTCAGAAAGAATGAAAGGTACATCTCATTCTAGTATGAGAAAAAATAGAGTGGACCATAGTAAACCTTGTGAAAACTGTGGAAAAATTTTTAATCCTGGTTACGAAAAGAGAAAAAAATTTTGCTGTATAAAATGTGCAGTAGAAAAAAGAAATTCTAGCCAAGAATATAGAAACAAATTGAAAGAAGCAACAACAAAAAGATGGCAAAACGATGAATATAAAATGCGTGTGAGTGAATTGATTCGGAAAAGTTTAAATGAATGATACTGTACTGATAACAAAAATTGATGAGGTTTTTTTAAAGTTTGATTGTGAGAAAAATATAGCACAAGAACTTTCAGATTACTTCACTTTTTTTATACCAAACTATCAGTTTACTCCTGCTTACAAAAATCGCCTGTGGGATGGAAAAGTTAGGCTTGCAAATTTAAAAACATATACAATATATCGTGGACTTTTGCCATATATTGAAAAGTTTTGTGAAGACCGTGAGTACAAACTTGTTGTTGAACCACAATTAAAGCTTACAGAAAACTTTTCAGTTAAAGAGGCACAAGAGTTTGTTGACACTCTAGGTTTGCCACATGAAGTTCGTGATTATCAGATTAATGCATTTGTACATGCAATTCGTAACAAACGCATTCTGCTGTTGTCTCCAACTGCGTCAGGTAAATCTTTAATTCAATACCTTGTTGTACGTAAACTGCAAGATGCAGATTTTAAAAAAGGTCTAATGATTGTTCCAACCACATCATTGGTTGAACAGATGTACACCGACTTTGCGGACTATGGTTACGATGCAGAAAAAAACTGCCATCGTCAGTATGCAGGTAAAGACAAATTCACAGATAAGTTTTTGACCATTACCACATGGCAATCCATTTACACTTTACCTAAAGAATATTTTGAACAGTTCGATTTTGTACTTGGTGATGAGGCACACCAATTCAAGGCAAAATCTCTGACTACAATTATGACTGGCCTTTCTGGTGCCAAATATCGTGTTGGTTGTACAGGTACTTTAGATGGTACACAAACACACAAGTTGGTACTTGAAGGTTTGTTTGGTCCAGTATTTAAAACTATCACCACTAAAGAACTGATTGATAATAATCATTTAGCCTCATTCAAAATTAAATGTTTGATTTTGAAGTATTCTGAAGAAGTATGCAAACAGGCCAAATCTTGGGACTATCAATCCGAGATGGACTACATAGTTAAGAACACACAGAGAAATGTGTTCATCAAAAATTTGGCGTTGTCTCTAAATGGAAATTCTTTGATTCTGTTTCAATACGTTGAGAAACATGGTAGAGAACTTTTTGCATTAATCGACAAAGAGAAGAAGAAACGAAAAGTCTTTTTTGTCTTTGGGGGTACTGATGTTGAAGTCCGAGAATCAATCAGAGCGATTACAGAAAAGGAATCGAATGCAATCATCGTTGCATCCTACGGTACTTTTTCTACTGGTATCAATATTCGGAATCTTCATAATGTTATTTTTGCTTCACCTTCTAAGTCGAGAGTTCGTAACCTACAATCAATAGGACGTGGACTACGTAAAGGTGATAATAAAGAAGAGGCAACACTATATGATATCGCAGATGATTTCAGAACTGGCAAATCTTTTGTCAACTACACTCTGAAACATTTTATTGAACGTGTGAAGATTTATGATGAGGAAAAATTCTCATATAAATTCTATAATATAGAGTTAAAAAATGGATAATGTGAAGATCGTTAGATTGGTGAGTGGTGAAGATATCATTGCTTTTTATGAAGAAGATGAGGATGTAGCCTTAGTTGGTAACCCAATGACTATGATGTTTAAAAGGTTACCTACAGGCAAGGCTGTAATGTTGATGGCACCTTGGTTACCGATTGAAGTTGTTGATGAAGATATCGTCAGTATACCATACAGTCAAATCATTACGGTAATGAATCCGAAAAGACATATGAGTGAATACTTCATTAATTCGGTAATTGATATGGAACAAGAACTGTCTGATAATCCTCCTGAAGAGTTGTCACTCCGTGACGCTTCGCCAACTGATGAAGAGATTGAACAACAGGAAGATGATGATATGGTTGAATATCTGGAATCATTTAATGTGGAACCAGCTAAAAGGACTATTCATTAATATTCAAACGGAACACCGCTAATGTACACCATGTCAAGCGTTAAGTGAGGCAATGATGTACGAAGTGTTACGAAGTAACTGTTTAAGGCAATGATGTAAAATATAGTTGACATTTTGCCTTTTGAATTATATAATGATTGATATGTCCAAAAGAAAACAATCAATATTAAATAGAAAATTATCTCTCGAAAACAACATAGAAACTTTTGAGGGTGAAATATGTCGATTTTGTTTTAGTACACTTAGGTGGACAAAAAGGAAATGTTGCGTAAACTGTTATACTAAAACTGGTACACCAACAAACTTTGAGAAACGAAAACAACAACTTGTCATGAAATTGAAAGCTCAAGCCAAAATGAAGGGCATAGATTTTTCTATAACAAAGGATGATATTGTTTGGCCAGAAAAGTGTCCAATCATGGATATAGAATTAAAGTATTATACAACAGGATTTAGAGAACACAATACCGCATCTTTCGATAGGAAAAACCCAAACGAAGGTTATACTAAAGGTAATGTATTTGTTATAAGTAACATTGCTAATATGAGAAAAAGTGATTTGAGTGTTACACAATTGGAGAAATTACTAGAATATGTCAAAACGCCACTACATCAATAACAAGGATTTTCTTGACGCATTAATAATTTACAAAGAGGAATGTATTGATGCTGAAAAAAACAACAAACCAGAACCACGTGTACCGAATTACATAGGTGAGTGTTTCATTAAGATTGCTGAACACCTATCACGTAAGCCTAACTTTGTTTCCTATTCATTTCGTGATGAGATGATTGCGGATGGTATTGAAAACTGTATCATGTACTTCCGCAATTTTGACCCAACAAAGTCCACAAACCCATTTGCATACTTCACACAAATTATTTACTTTGCCTTCCTACGTAGAATTACCAGAGAGAAGAAACAACTGTATGTAAAATACAAGGCAACCGAACAGTTTGGTATCCTTGATGAAGGTGAAATGTATGAAGATGAAAACGGCAACATGAAGCAGTTTGAAATGTATGATAACATTTCTGAATTCATTTACAACTTCGAAGAAAACAAAAAGGCCAAGAAGAAGGCAAAGACTAAAGGTCTTGAAAACTTTGTTGAACCTGAACCAGAACAA